CTTCGTCAGTACGAGTTGGCTTAAGCCGACAGGGCCTGCCCTTATTATTACCTGGACCGCTTCGGAAGATCTTCCTCCTCTTACGAGGTGAAGATCATGCCTTTGCGCTCAAGGTGATTCGGGTGACTCTGTCCATGCTTTCGGTTTACCGTGTTATCGGCTGTGTTCCTTCACCTAAGTTATCCACCATTACTGATGGGTTCTCAGGTGTGAACGCCACACTTGCCTTTTGGGAAGTGAGTCAGGCTGTTAATATGGTTGCCAAGAGTCTTGTTATCTCACAAGCCACTTGGAAGTACCTTTCGGAATCGGCGGGTCCAAACTTCAAGAAGTCTACCTGGTCTGCTGGGTTAGATGCTCTCGCTTTCCTATACCATCCATTAGTTTGGTGGCATTGGTTATCGATCGCATTTGTCCAACGTGCCTGGGTCTTATTGATGTGGAACCTTTTCACCATCTTGGTGAGCCTTCCTGTAGTACCTCTATTAATTCTGGTCGGTAAGATGCCTCGGAAACTAGGTAAACTCGTTACATTGTTTGAAGCCCGAGGAAAGGTTCGGATTGTCGCGGTAACTGATTGGTGGACTCAAGCTTTGCTAAGTCCGCTTCATTCAGGTATCTTTGACATTCTTAAAACCATTCCTCAGGATGGTACATTTGACCAATTAGGTCCTGTGCACCGACTTCTAACATATGTTCGAGCATCTGGTTCCCCGGTATTTTCCTACGACCTCTCAGCCGCGACGGATCGCCTTCCCATTGCTTTCCAAGTTCAGGTATTGAAATCCTTCGGGATTCCATACGCTGATTCTTGGGCTGCTTTGCTAGTCTCGCGTCCATGGTATCTTAAGGATCAGCCTATTAAGTATTCCGTTGGCCAACCAATAGGAGCGTTGTCATCTTGGGCGATGTTAGCGTTATCTCACCATATTTTGGTGCAGATTGCTGCTGCTCGTGCAGGTGTCAAGGGGTGGTTCACTCACTATGCCTTACTCGGTGATGACATTGTCATTGCTGATGAAGGTGTGGCTAAGTGCTACCTATCGTTGATGCAATCTCTAGGTGTTACCATTAATCTTTCCAAATCTTTTGAAATGACTTCTGGAACATTAGAGTTTGCTAAACGCTGGATCTCACCAACCCTAGGAGATTTATCTCCTATGGGACCTGGTTTGATCCTTGCTGCTATTCGAAATCCGCGGATGCTCAGTACTCTGATTCAGGATGCCCTGAACCGAGAGTTTGTCTTTTCTTCGCGCGTTGTGGGAGATCTGAATCGGATTATGAAATTCCTTCGGCCCAGTTCCTGGGCGAAGAAGTTCCGTAACCCGATCCTTTCTTCGGTTATTGGACCTACAGGTGGTTTATGGGATACGGCCAGTGGGCTTTATTTTAAAGCTGTCTGGATCGGTATGTTCCCACACCTTATGGCTGACAAGTTAACACATCTTACGGAATTACTGTTCCGTGATATGGCCCTTGCGCAGTCAGCTCCCGAAATGGGGAGCGTTCAGACGGATCGTCTCGTTTCCAACTTTTGGAATGAGGCTCTCCTTCTGGGTCGTAACCTATGGGGGTGGATCTCAGCACCCTTAGTTCTTTGTTCTCCTGCCTTCTGGGTCTATTATGATCTAGCTCTCAAGGGGGATGAGAAACTAGCAAGTTTCATCGAGGATTCAACGATCTACTATAATAAGTGGTCGCTGATGACTCGTGATCTTTCGGGTAAACTTCATCCGAAGGCTGAACCTGTACGTTCCGTAAAGGCTCTTGCAATGGATCTTGTTAGAGATACCTTTGACTCTCGGTTACTTGATTGGAACCGGAAAGTGGCAGAGGTGATGCTCAGTTATCACACAGGGCTTTGGGCCTCCTGGGACAAATATGTCTCAGTAGAAACAATGCTCCGTGAGGATAAAGAGCGTCGCGACCGAAATCGGTCCCGCAATCTCTTCCGTAAGTTCTACAAAGTCATTCCAACGAATCGCTCGCTTGTTCCTTACTCTCCTAAGAGTAGTCACAAACCCTAACGAGTTG